GAATCACTTGGCGCGTCGGCAACATCACACCCTGAAGGTCGAACGCCGAGGCCAGCTCCCACTCCACCATGTAGCGGTTCTCGCTCATCTTGCGTTCCACGTACCACAGGTCGTCAGTCAGGTGCTGATCGGGATTGGCTTCGGGATTACCGTTCGGGAAGTTCACCGCATCAAGGTAGCGCACGAAGGTGCGTTTGCGGTAGACCTTGCACCCCACCAAATCGTCGTTGTCGCGCACTTCAGCCGAGAACATGCCGTTGACGTTGGCTGCACGAATGCGCGGACGCGGCATGGCACCCTTGGTGGACATTTCAAAGCCCTCGGCCTCGATCGGCAGCGGCATGTATTCGATGCCCTGCCAGATCACCGGCTGTTGCAGGCCATTGGTGCCGGCGTGAAAGTACAGCGGCAGGCCACCAGGCTTGTCGCTCATGTCCAGCACAAACAGTTCGATGATTGCCGAGGGTGCCAGCGATTGCAGTTCAGCGGCGATCGTCATGCTTCAAACACCTGCTCAAAGGTCAGTTGCAGCACGTTCACGCCCTGCTTGCGGTTCAGCTTCCAGCTGCGGCACACGTAGGTGCCGGTTTCCTGAAGTGGGTTCGTCCAAATGAACGCTTCGACTGCGTTGCGGGCGCGAATGAATGCCAGCGCGTCCTGTGTGCCGGCGTTGGAGACGCTCAGTTGCAGTGTCCACTTCTGAGGGTTGTTGTTGATGCCCTGCGCGGTACGCTGCTCGTAACCATCCCCGAACTTCGTCACGTTGACGGTCGGGGCCTGATCCAGCGAGCTTTCGTACTCGGGCAGCCATGTGAAGGTAGGTTTACTCATAGTTCATTCCTGACTTATCGTGCCAGCACGCCGCCTGGACGCTGTTGTGTCACCAGCTCTTCCAACACGACGCCCTTGACGCGCTGCGCGACACGCTTCCATGTCTCGGCATCGTCGCCTTTGGAGCTGGTGTTGTCCGTACCATTGGCCACGCTGATGCTGATGTAGACACCGCCCTGGCTGTTGTTGGTCGTGGTGTTCATGCCGGTCATCGTGACGGGAATGGTGCGACCATCTGGCAGCGGCACGTAGGCTTCGGGTGTGGCGCCCTCACCGAACAGTGCCACCTGCGGGCGATTGGCGATACCGCCGTTGGCATACATCTTCAGTGGCATGGAGCCAGCCGAAGTCATGATGCCGCCGTTGGCAAACGCGGAGCCGGCAGCCGAAGTTGCAGCCATTTCGCTCATAGCAGTCGTCACGGCGAAGGTCATTTCTTCCATCGCAACTGTGACGCTGAACACCATTTCTTCCATTGCCAGGGACTGCTCGGCCAAGCCGCTGGTCGTGGCCAGCGACATTTCGCCCTGCGCCGTCGTCACGCTGGTTGTCATGGCGGTCATGGCTGTCTCGATTGCGGTGGTTTGCGCTGCGGAAGCCAAGCCTCCGCCCGCCGCACCCGCAGCACCGCCGGCAGCCGAACCCGTCAGACCCAGGGCGCCACCGATCGTGCTGCCCAGCGAACTGAACATGCCCGTGATTGCCTCACCGAAGCTCTTCTTCATGTAGACACTGAGCAGGTCTTTGGCCATGCTCGCCACCATGTTCTTCCAGTCGACCTTCGTGCCGCTGATGACGTTCACGAGGTTATCCATGAAGGTGGTGGCCCAGTTCGCACTGAGTTGGTTCATGGCGTTCACGGAGTCGCCCCACGTCTTGCGCAGCTCCATCAGCTGCGTGCGCATGGCGTCATCGTGGCGCTTTTGTTCCGCCGCGCGTGCATCGCCGGCAGCCTTCTGAACCACGTTCAGAGACTCCACCAGCTCTTTGCGCTTCTCAACGCTTTGGCCTTCCAGAGCAATCTGCTTCCAGATCGTCTCTTCTTGCTTGTCTTGCTCGGCCTGGATGCGAGCCAGGTTTTGCTTGTGTTCGTATTCCTTTGCCTCGGCAATGGTCTGGGTGGCCTTGACCTGCGCGGTCGTGGCGTCACGCAACGCCTTCTTCTGGTCGGCACCGTAGACGAGCGCATCAGCCATCGCTTGATTTGCGAATGCTGCCGCACGCTTGGCTTGGAACTCAGTGAATTCGGTGCCTGCTTTGGCGATCGACTTGGCCAGCTCTGCGTAGTGCTTTTCCAGCGCCAGCATGCCTTCGGACTCTTTGACCAGACCTTCCGACGAGTAGCGCATCCGAGCGGCGTTCAAGTCCTCGAGGGTCTTGGCTTCCTGCTTGGAGGCGTCATTCATCGCCTTTTGCTGCTCTTTCACGGCAGGCAGTTCGGCAGCGTAGTTGATCGCCTGAAGAATCATCTTCTTTTGCGCTTCGCTGACGTTTTGCAGACCGCCGACGAACTCGTCGATGTCGCCCTTACCTGCCTTGAGCTGCTTCAGAAAGTCCGCGACCGCCGTCTGGCGCTGCTTCATGCCACCCACGTAGTCGCGCTTGGTCGTGCCGTCGTCGTTCTTGCCCAACGACTCGTCAAACTTGCCCTCGGCCATGTCGCCGAGCACTTTGACCGCCGCTTCGTTGCGCAGCGCAGCCATGTCGCGCACGCCGTCGATGCTGGCTTCCAGCTTCAACTTGGCTTTGTCCAGGTCATTGGCCAGCGTAGTCACGTAGCGCAGCAGCGGGTTGATCGGACGATCGTTGGCTTCCTTGCCGCGAACGTCCACGGTGCCCAGCGTGCTGGCTTGGACGTTCTGTTGGCGAGCCTGCTTGACCTGCTCATCCAGGAACAGCTTCTGAGCGGCCAGCTCCTTTTTCTTGGCAGCGTCCGTCTCAGTTGCGATCATCGCGTCGACTTCCTTGGCTTTGACCAAGGCGTAGTCCAGAGCAGCCTGATTGGACTGCTTGATGAGCACGTTGCGGGCGTTGATGTAGGGCTGACGGATCGCGTCTTCACGCGGGCCGGACAGCTTCTGGCCACGGGCGGCCAGCGCGTCTTTTTCATCCTTGACGGCTTTTTCCTCATCCTGAATGGACTTGGTGGTGCCCTCGCGGAAAATCTTTTGCTTTTCAGTCGATTCGCGCTCGTATTGGCGACGGTACAGGTTCACCGCTTCCTGCGAACCCTTCTCGCCCTCGAGTTTTTGCTGTTCGGTGCGGGTGTTGGTGGCGATTTCCAGCTCGCGACGTTGGTCGGCGATCTGCTTGCGCAGCGACTCTTTGTACGCCTCGATGTCGCCAAGGCCGTCCTTGCCTACGAAACCAGCGTCTTTGGCGCGGGATGCACTTTGGCGACTATTGACGTTGCTTTCCAGCCGCGCAAGAATCTTCTCCTTGGTGGAAATTTTGTCTTGCAAGTCTTTTTCGGCTCGCTTCGCGCCTTCAAGGTCATCTTTCGAATAAATGCCGTTTTTGGTGCGCTCAACGATTCGAGCGAACTCTTCCCAGCGGTTCATGTACTTGTAGAGCATGTCGCCCAGCGTGAACAACACGCCGATCGCCACACCCACCCAGCCACCAAAGGCGTCAAACACCAGTTTCAGGCCGGTCATGGCGCGACCCAGCATTCCCACACCCATTGCCGCAGCCGAGGCCGCAGCCGCCTTCTCATTGAGCAGACGGGCGTTGTTGCGGAAAAAGTCAGCGGTCAGCGCAGCCGCCGCAGCGTCCGCAGTCTGAGCAGTGGTGTGTGCGCGTTGTGCTGCAATGGCACTGAGCAGCGCAGCTTCTTTCGCTTTGAGCGCGTCGATTTCAGCTTTGGTCGCAGCGACGGTGCCCGAGAGCACCGAAGCGTTGTTGGCAATGCGCATCGCTTCGGCGTTGGCAGCAGCGGCAGCAGCAGCCGAGCCAGCTTTCTTGCGGCGCAGTTGTGCTTCAGCTTCCAGTTCGGCAGCCATCTGCTGCATCAGGAACTCTTGCTGAAGCGTATTCAGTTGTTGGTAATGCGCAACACGGTCAGCCAGCTCCGTGGCCAGCACCGCGCGTTCCTTCTCCATCTTGGTGATGGCGATCTGCGACGCCTTGGCAGCCGCAGCGTTTTGTGCATCGGTTTCCTTGGCCAGCAGCGCCTGCTTCTTCAGGAACGCCGCTTCCGTAGCAGCGATCTCTTCGGTGATGAGGCGCAGCTTGTCGGCCTTGGCCGCGTTTTGTGCGGCGATCTCTTCGCCGTACTTGCCGATGCGCTCGTTGATCGACTTCTTGAAGGCTTCGCCGAACGCCAGAATCTTGTTGGCGGCAAAGTAGGCCAGGTACGCCTCGCCCGCCAGCTTGATGGTGTCCCACCACTTGATCGTGAAGTCCACCACGATGCGCATGGCTTTGACCACCGACGCCAAGTCTTCACCCAGCTGGTTGGCGAACTTTTTGGCTTCGTTGGTGCCGAACAGGTCAATGATGTGCTGAAGCTCTTCTTTGGCTTCTTTGAAGAAGCTGCCCTTGCCGACTTCAACCTTCCACAGTTCGAACTTGGTAGACAGCAGCGAGAGCATGCCCGTCCAGCTGTCCATCATGGCCGCCGCCGCGCCATCGTTCTCGTAGCGCATGACGGTGAACATATTCTGGAGCGAGGTCGTAGCACCCACGGTGCCTTGCTTGACCATCGCGGCGAACTTTTGCAGCGACACGCCCGAACCTTGGGCCATCAGGTTGATCGCGTTGGGAACGGCTTCACCCAGCTGCTGACGCAATTCTTCCATCGAGATCACGCCCTTGCCGGCCATCTGCTGAATCGCGATGGAGGCGCGGTGCATGGTGTCGGAGGTGCCGCCGAAACGGGCGACCGAATCCGACAGCGCTTGCAGGCTGCCGTTGGTTGGGTCGATGCCCGCCGATTTGAGCTTGACGAACGAGTCCGTCAGCGTCTTCACGTCAAACGGATTCTTCTGGGCCATGTCGAACACGAACTTGGTGTTCTTGATGGCGTCCAGTTGTTTGCCAGCCTCGGTGGTTTCCTTGCTCATGCCCTTCATCAGAAGGGTCATGCGCTCCATCTCGCCGGAGGATTTCAGTACCGCAGTGGGCAGCGACAGAAAGATGTCATGAACGTCTTGAATGGCGAAGCGCATCA